CGCGGACGCGATCGGTCCGGCGCACCATGGTACCACGCTTCAGGCGCTGTCGCTCGGCGCCGCCCAGCGTGGCGACGACGATCGCGTCGAGCGGCGTGTCGGCTGGCAGCCGGCCACCCTTGATGCGCTCGACAGGCACCAAGGTGGTAAGGGGCGTGTAGCCGTAGAGCAGCTCGCCCACGATCTCCGCACCGGTCATGCGTCACCCTCCAGCTTGGGCACGAGCCCCTTTCGGGTCGCGACCTTGAGGACGTGGGCGAGTGCGGCCGCGGTCGCGTCCGCCTCGCGCGTGGCCAGCGCTGGCCCGAGGAAGGGCTCGGGCTTGGCGCCCGGGTGGAAGACACTGCGGCCGACCGGCTTGCCGTTGATCAGCAGCGTCGCTTTCAGGTCGTCATCGCCGGCAGCCAGGCGCGTGTTGATGCGGCGCGCCGTCATCCCCTGCCGCACTTCGTCGTCGACGCTGATGAAGTGCGGAGCCGTGCCGTATTCCAGCCAGCGGCCGACATAGGCGCCTGGCCCTTCGAGCAGGATCCGCGCACGGACCTTGGTACCGTCCCGCTTCACCCGCACCTTCACCGCCTCGGCGATCAGGACTTCCCGACCACCGCTGTCCGCCTTCTTGCTCCCGAGCCGATCCTTGGCGTCCTCAGCGATGACGTCGGCGCCGGCGCGCGCCGCCCCGGGCAGCAGCTGCTCGATGATCTTCTCGGGAAGCTGTGCCATGCGTTGACGGGCAGCAGCGCCGCCCCGGCGCTTCGCCATCAGGCCGGATTCCCGGCCGGCAGACGTTCCGCTACCATGAACTCCAGCCCGGCGCGCCTGCCCAGCTCGGCGGGTCCGGACGTGATGTGCATCACACGATCGCCGTCGACGAAGCGCATGTCGGCGGTGATGTCGGTCCGGTATCGCATGCGGACCCGGGCAGGCCGCATGTAGGTCGTCATGCCACCAGTCGTGCTCTCGCCTCGGCTGGGAAGTGCATCCCGGATACCGACGCGCACGTCCGCTACCCTCTCCCACGTGCCTGAACCGGCACCTCGGAAGCCACTGGCGGCGACCGGCCGCTCGACGCGCACCGTGCGATTGAGCTCGCCGCTCGATAGCGCCATCAGTCGTCCGCCCACTTCGCGATCGGGTCGAGGAGCCAGGAGACCCCTAGCGGCAGCTCGACCGCACTCGCGCGGCCGTCGACGCTGAAGCCCTCGGGCACGGCGTACCAAGCGGCGACGATCAGGCAGATCGCCTGGCGCACTGCATCGCCGTCCGCTGCGGGCAGCGTCGGCTCATCACCGACGACCGTGTACCCGATCTGCCGCTCGACACCGCGACGCGCGGCTGCGATCAGCCGTTGAAGGCGCGCATCCTGGTCCGTCGCGCTCGGGTCGAGGCCGAGGTCGGCCTTGATCTCGTCGAGCGCGACGGGCTCGGTCACGCCTGGAGGCTCCGAGCGAAGGCGACCGCATCGGGATGCGGGTCGACCGACCCTCCGAGGAAGAGCGCCTCGATGGTGCGCTCGTCACCCTCGACGATGTCGTCGACCTCATAGTCGCCGAACGCGACCAGGGCACGGGCCTCGACGGCGCCCACGATCGGGTCGGCCTGTTCGGTGTGTGCAGGCGGAGTGTCGGTCCCGCTATCGGCTGCGGGCGGCGCGTTCTCCTGCGGTTCGGCTGCCGGCGGGGTCTGGGCTGCCGCATCAATTACGGCAGGGATCTGCTCGCCACGTGCGGGCACGGGCTGGCGTCGGGTCTTCGGGTCCATGGTCACCTCGTCGATGGAAGGAGTGGCGAGGCCCGCGGCCCCGCCAGCGGTGCCGCCTTACGAGGCGGAGTTGCGGTACGCCTTCACGGGCTGACCGGCGGTCACCAGCTTGCCGTCGTGGCGCGACCAGGCCAGGAAGCCGATCTGGCCCTTCTTGGTGTAAGCGCTGTCGTCGAAGCGGAAGAGCGTCACCTGCATGATGTCGCGGATCATGTAGGCCGACAGGTCGCCGAACAGGATCGACTTCGCGTTCGCCGCCTGCTGCGGCATGTGCTGGTTGATCGTGTACTTGTAGCGCAGGAGCGTGTCGGGCTCTTTCGAGGTATAGCCGGGCAGCCAGAGCGGGCGCCCGTCTCCGTCCTTCAGGCGCTTCAGGTCGCGCAGCGTGGTGTCGTGGAACATGAAGCCGACGCCCGGCAGGCTGCGGTAGGCCGGGTCGACCGAGTGCTCGAGGAAGATCAGGTCGTCCAGCGAGACCGAAGCCGCCGACCCGGTCAGCCCGGTCCGCCCGATCGGCGCGGCGGTTGCCAGGCCTTCCGGCTCACCAGTGCCGCTGCCCACGGTAAAGTGACGGTTGGTGATCCGGAAGATGCGCTGGGCGAGCGCGCGGCGGATGAACGCCTCGACGTCGATCCCGGGGCCCTGATCCTGGAGGAGCTCGAAGGGGATGGTCACCACCTTGGAGCTGTACTTCCGCGCCCCGATCTGGGTGGTGCCGAACGTGATGTCGCTGTCGGCCGCTGCAACGTTCTCCGGCACGATCTCGCCTTCGGCCGCGGTCTCGTCGACGGTGGGCCAGGGCAGCGGATTGCCGCCCGTGGTCGAAAAGACCGTCGCGACATCACGCATGCCGCCGAAGGTGGCGAGCGCCTCGAGCAGCTGGCCGCCCCAGCCGGCCGGCACCAGATAGCCGCCGGTCGCCGGCGTCTGGGTGGTCTGCGCGTTCTGGACCGCCGGTCCGGCGATCAGCGCCGCGGACTCGTCTGCCGTCATGCCGCGCTCGCCGCGCATCAGGAAGGTGCGGAATGCCGCGTTGTAGCGATCCTGCTGCTGGCGCTGCTCGGGCGACAGCTGCGAGCGGACGCGATCTTCGGTCTCGCGCTGGGCGTCGTCCTGCGCGGCATCGCCATCGATCCGGGCCTGCTTCTCGGCCGCGGCGATGCTCGCGTCGATCCGGTCGATCTCCTCGTAGAGCGCGTCGACCTTCGCGCTGATCTCGGCGGTGTAAGCGTTGCCGGTGTTGGACTCGATCAGTGCGCGGGCTTCCTTCGCCTTTTCGGCGCGCTGGTCCCGAAGCGCCTTCAGATTGATCATGGGGTCTTCTCCAAAAGAAAAACCCCGCCGGTGGGCGGGGTCTGGGGTGCCGGGGGACCGGCGCCAGGGGTGATCGGCTTAGGCAGCCGGTCGCTCGTAGAGGCCGAGCCGCCCGAGCGCGCGCAGCCGCGGCGCCTCGTCGATCTCGATCTGTGGCTCGGTGAGTGCCTTCGGCGCGTTGCCGAAGGCACTGAGATTGAACGTCCGCGCGGTCGCGGCCTTTGTCGCCTTGCTGCCCGGCTCCTGGACCTTGTCGGCGAAACCGGCGTCCACCGCTTCCTGTCCGGTGTACCAGGTCTCCGCCTTCATCAGCGCGAGGACCTCGTCGGACTTCTTCCCGCTCTTGGCGACATATCCCGCGACGAGCACGTCATCGACCTTGGACAGCAGCGCCGCGGTCGCGGTCAGGTCGTCGGCGTTGCCCATGGCGAAGGTCCACGCCTGGTGGATCATGTAGAAGGCGCCATCCGCAATCTCCACGCTGTCGCAGGCCAGCGTCAGCGCGGTAGCGGCCGACGCCGCGAGGCCGTCGACATAGGCGACAATGTTCGCCGGGTGATCGCTGATCGCCGTCATCATCGCGCGGGCTTCAAACACATCGCCGCCCGGGCAGTTGATCCGGAGCGCGATGTTCGGGGTGGAGATCGCCGCGAGCTCGCGGGCGAAATCGGCCGCGGAGATGCCCCAGAAGCCGTCGATCACGTCGTAGACGTAGAGCGAGGTCCAGTCGTCGCCGGCGGCTTCCGCGCGCAGGCCAGTGCCTTTGCCGCGATTGTCCTGGGCAAGGTTCAGCAGCTTACGCATCGGTGTCGGGATCCTTCTCGTCGTCGCGCTCAGGCTGATCGGGGCGCGGGTTGCCGCCGGGCGCACCCGGCGTCGGCGCGGGTGGGAAGTAGACGCGATCGCCGCCATCGATCGGCGGGAGGTTCTTCTTCCGGCGCACTTCGTTCTGCGACATGTACCCGGGCAGCTGATTGCCCCCGAGCGCCTTGGAGAACAGGTCCGACTGCGCCTTGCTGTCGCCGACCTCGAGCGCGTCGGGATCGAAATCGATGAAGAGGGGCGGCACCCTGGCGCCCAGGATGGGGAACAGCTTGCGGGTCAGCTCCTTCGCGAAGCGGCGCATGTGCGGCATCACGGTGTAGAGCTTGAAGCCGATCGTCATCTGCTCGATGCCGGTCCCCCAGGTCGTCGCGGCCGAGGTCTCGCCGATCATGTGCGGCGGGGTGCCGAAGACGCGCGCGACGTCCACCACCGAGTACTGGAGCAGCTCCAGCAGCTGCGCGTCCTTGGCGGTGATCGAGACCTGCTTCCACTCGGCCCCGTTCTCGAGGATCAGCGGATTGCGGGCATTCGCGATGCCCTGCGCTTTCTTGATCAGGTAGTCCCTGAATGCCTTGCGCTGCTCGGGCGATACCGTCTTGCCTTCCGGAAAGGCGAAATAGTCGTGGGTCAGCAGCCCGCGCTCGAACTGGCCCGCGGTATAGTCGCGGGTGGCGATGTTGATCCCGATCGCCTTGGCGTGGTGGGACACGGCCGACAGGCCCTTGATCCCGCCGACGTCGCGCCCGGGACCGCGGAAGTGGAAGACGTAGCTGCCGTGGTGATCCTCGACCGAGCCGTCCTCGTTGGTGAAACGGTACCAGATCGTTTTGCCCGAACGGTACGGATACACGCGCGAGGGCGGGTAATAGTCGATGGAGGTGATCGTGCCGTTCCGCGCCTGCCGCATCAGGGCATAGGCGTTGCCCTGGAGCAGCATCGCGATCGCGGAGATCTCGATCAGCTCGGGACCCGACATGTCCTCGTTGGGCTCGACCTGGAGGAAGCGGTTGAAGGGGTGGTCGGGTACCTCGCGGCGCATCCCGTTCGGCAGCCGCTCGAACACGCCCAGCGGCGCCGACATCATCGTCCCGCCGATCAGCGTGGTGCAGCGCCACACCGCCGTCGACCGCATAGAGCTGGTCGGCGTCACGGTGACGCCGGCTTCGCGGTAGGATCCGCCGAACCACTCGAATACGTCCGAATCGCCCGAGACCACCGCCGCGCTGGAGGTAGACGCCTCGATCGGCGCCGATCGCCGGGCTTCGGCCTCGGCCGCGCGCGCGGAGAGCTGGTACCCGCCGACGCTCACGCCTCGTCCCCGCCATCGAGGTCATCGTCGAGGTCGACCCCGTAGCTGCCCGAGTACGTCTCTGCCTCCAGCTCGGCCCCGTCGGCCGCGCCGGCTCCCATGGCGCTGGTGACGATGCCGTCGATGCGGCCGCGGCTGCGCTTCTTGTCGAAGGCGCGGTTCTCCTGGCCGTCGCTGGTCAGCGCGGCATTGGACGCGCAGCTGTAGGTGACGGGCGAGTTGTCGATCACGATCGTCCCCTTCAGGATGCGGTCCTCGAACCGCTCGATCGAGCGGGGCATGCAGTACTGCTTGCTTTCGAAGACGACCTTGGTGCCTTGGTTGTGGCGGACCAGCTTCAACCCTGTACCGGCCGGCTTGTCCGGTCCCTCGTAGAGCCAGACATCGAGCCCGATCTCGCCGCAGGCCTCCATGAAGTCGGCCATCTGCGCCGGGTCGAACACCAGCTCCTGGACGTTCTGCTCGGCGACCAGCCGCGCCACCTGCGCAGCGGGGAAGGTCTTGTGGATCGTCGCCCCGGGCACCGCCGTCAGGAACTTGTCCTCGATCCAGTCATCGTACGGCGCCTGGTCGCGCTTCACCCGGTCGGCCAGGCCGTCCTCGGTCGTCCAGTACCAGGTCTTCTGCCACAGGATGCCGGCACCGTCCCGCCAGGTGCAGGTCAATGCCGTCAGGTCGTTCTTCTTCGAGAGATCGAGGCTCAGCCAGCACGGGCAGCCGGTCAGCGCAGCGATCGTCTCATCGTCGATGACGTCGAGGACCTCGGCCCATTTGTCCTCGCGGATCCAGAAGTCGGCCGCGCCGGTCGGGATGCCGAAATAGAGCCGCTTCACCGAGGCAGCGGTCGACAGCCGGGTCTGGGCGGTCGCTACCTCCTCGCGGATATTGGCTACGGGGTAGGTGATACCCAGCGCGGGCAGCGACTTCCCCCAGCACCGCTCATCGGTGAAGACGGTGTCGTGGTCCTTCTTGTCGGTCCGCGCGACGAACGGGAACAGCGTGTCGTCCTTCACGTCCCCCTTGGCGACCGCCATCGCCATCTTCGCGTAGGAGCTGCCGACCAGCTGGGCCGTCGCCGGGCAGTTGCTGCCCATCACCATCATCGCGCTGCCGGCGACCTTGGCGATGGCGCGCCGCCAGATCTCGATCTGCGCGTCGGTGGTGAACTCGTGGATCTCGTCCGCCAGCACCAGGCGAGGGCGCGGGCCCGACTGCTGGGCACCGCCGGCGAGCGGCAGGAAGAAGCTCTGGGAGCCGGGATGCTCGATCTTCCAGACGTTGTCGCCCTCGCCGCGCAGCACGACGTGGCCGAGGCTTTCGAGCGAGTCCCCCTCGTCATAGCCGGGGATCTGTGCCCGGCACATCGCGAAGCCGTCTTTGAAGAGGACGTTTGCGGTCTGCTTGTTCGCCGCGATCGAGTAGACCTGCGCGCGGGCGAAGCCGCACCACCCCATGGCGTAGAGGCCAAGCCCTGCCATCAGCGGCGACTTGGCCTGCCCCTTCCCTGTCTCCATGTACGCGGTGCGGAAGCGCCAGCGGGCGTCGGCATTGACCCAGCCCATCAGCGAGCCGGCGCAGAAACCCTGGTAGGGGATCAGGTGAAAGGGCTTGCCGACCGCCGGCCCGTCCGTGATCGTGAAGACGGAAGGGAAGAAGTCGAGGACCTTCTGGGCCAGCTCGGGGCGCCAGAAGTAGCCACGCCGCTCGGCATCGCGCAGGTCGCGCAGGTGCCGCTCGGCGGTGTACCGCACCGACTCTCCGACGACGAAGTCGCCGCGGACCGCAGCCTGCGCCCAGGCGGTGGTCGGGTCGACCGGTCCGGCGCTACCCCGCCGTGCCAAGGAACGCGTCGGCGCCGGCGGTGCGCTGGCGCTGCTTCGTCACCTTGGCGACCTTGCCGCGCCGGCCGGGCGATAGTCCAAGCTGCGCTTCCAGCCGCTCGGCGGTGCTCTCCGCCTCCCGCATCGCCTTGTAGTGGATCGACAGACGGGCGATCGCCTTGGGGTTCTCCGCGTTCGGCTCGTCGACGATGCCGCCGCCGGCGACGGCCAGCGAGCAGCGGTCGTAGATCAGGTAGGCGAGCACCAGGCGCTGGACCGTGTGGCCGTTGGAGGCCGACAGGATCTCGCGATCGCGCATCTCGCCGGTGATCCGCGTCCAGTGCGCGGTCGCCACGGCGCGCTCCGCGGCATCGGGCAGCAGCTGCTGCCAGTCCGGTGCCGCGACGATGCTGTCGTCCAGCTTCGCAGCGGTCTTGCGGGGCGCCTTTGCCATCTCACCCCTCCTTCAGGTCGGCCGAACTTTTTGGTCCGGAAACACTCGCGCAGCGCATGGACGGCAGGCTCGGTGTCCGGTGGACCGGGGTCGGCGACTTTCGACCCCCCGGGGGGGTCATCGCTGGCGCCGGACCGGACCAGGCATGGTCGGCGCTGGTCGGCCGGCCGGAGGCGCCGATCCCGCGCGCGCCGATCGGCGCCTCGTGGCCGAACTGCTTGGCCGTGGCCGCAAGGTGGCATGGCCGGCAGAGGTTGCGGGTGTTGCCGTCGACGTCCTCGCCGCCAAGCGCGAGCGGCGTGATGTGGTCGACCTCGACCGCCGCCCGGGTGCGACGTGCCTTCAGGCAGTGCTCGCAGAGCCCGTTCGTGCGGCGCAGACGGCGCAGACGGGCGCGCTGTCCTGCGCGCCCACGGAGCCGTTCACCCACGGATGGCAGCGGGCGCGCCCTGATCCAGCATGCGCTGGAGAGCTGCCGTGGGGCTCTGGCGCTGACGTTCGACGATGCCGACCAGCAGCTGCCCTACGCGACCCGTCATGACCGCCCCGGCCCCGCGGCCGTGCCTTCCTGCATCACCCGCTCGACGAAGAAGGCCTCCTCACCCGCGGGCGTCGCAAAGCCGAGCGCCTTCAGCTGGTCGCCGTGCTTGCCCGACAGCCCCTTCTTCACCGCGGTCTTGTCGACCTCGACGGTGGTGCGGAGGTACGGCTTGGCCCAGCGCTGCGCCTGCAAGGCAGCGACAGCAGCCTTATCCGCTGCCTTGTCGGTCCCGCCCCCGAAGGCGAGCTTGGTACGGCCGGTGATGGTGCCGATGATGCAGCCGCCCAGCTCGATCGACTTGCGCGTGCCGGTCAGCAGGGTCGACGACATCCGCGACCACCACGGGCGCAGCTGCTCGACCAGCGCGTCACGCTCGGCGATGAGCGGCAGCAGGATCTTGTCGGCCGCGGCATTGGCCGCGACCAGGGACTCGTCGCGGGCTGTCTCGCCCAGCTCGATTGCCAGCTCCAGGTGCGCCAGGCGCTCCAGCACCGGTGTGGCCTGCTCGGCCGACGCATTGACCCGCAGCTTCATGCTGCGATCCGATCGTCGAGCGGCTCACCGCCATTGTGACCGATGCCGATCGGCGCCTGCGTCGCGATCGCGGCGCAGATGCCGCTGACCGCCTCATAGCGGCGCAGGTTGGCGGCGGCGACCGCGCCGGCCGTCAGCTCGCGCTCTGCCTGGGCGAGCCAGCGTGCGGTCACGACGACGGGCGTTTCGTCGTTCGGCGCCGCCTTCTTCCGGAGGTCGTCTCGATCGATCATCAGGTCCTCGCAGCTGGAGGAAAAGGGGTACCCAGCCGCACGTCGGTGACGATGCGGTCGATCTCAGGGGGGGACGGGTCGAGCTGGTCGAGCGTCGCGCAGCTGGGCGTTGGGGCGCCAGAAACGACAAAGCCCGCCGGGTGGCGGGCTTCAGGCGTATCTGTGGCGGGGTCGATTTGCCCTTTCCGTGGCCCATTTGGGAGGGGGCATATTGTGTGTGGGGTCTATGCAAGCAGGCCGGCATGCGCCGCCGCGAGCGTGGCTGGGTCGATCTCGCGGCATGCCTGCGCGACTGCGGCGGGCCAGAGGTCCAGCGCCGCGACGAGAAGACGCCGGGCAGTGCGATGATGCATCCCGTGCTCGCGAGCCGCCGCCGCAGGCCCCGCGTCGCCGGCGACCATCGCCAGGACGACGGCGGTGCTCGGACCGAGGGCCTCGCGCCAGCGCGTGTAGGCAGCCTCGTGCCGCACCCGAGTCAAGCCTTCCAGAAACACGGGCTCGGATCGCCAGCCGCCGCCGGCGATCCGCGTCTCGAGGCTCGCTGTCCGGACGGAAACGTCGGCGCCGATGCGCTCGATCACAGTCCCGATCGCCACGGCAGATGCCAGCTGCTCAGCGTCGAGGACGCCCGTTTGGTAAAGCCGGGCCAGCGAGCCCGGCCGGGTCTGTGCCAAGTGGGCGATCGTCTCTTCCGTGCCACCTCGGCGATCGGCGCGGGCGCGACGCCAGGCGGCGATCGCGGCATCGTGTGCGGCCAGGCGGCGCTTGCGCTCCACCTTCCATTTTTGACGATCCATGCCGTCCGGGCGAGTGAGGTCCGGGGCTTCCGGCTCGCGGCCGAGCAGTCGATGGACGCGCTGCGCCTCATGGTCCGACAATGGCTGGCGATCGTCGGGGCCAGGGGCGCTCGACCAGCCGACACGGGTCTGGTCGGTCGTATGTGCCGCATCCCACGCTGTCCTGGCTTCACGCCGCTCGGCGAGGGCCTTCTTGTGCTCCCGTGCGGTAATCGTCCGCATGACCGCCTGTTCGGCGATCGTCAGCTGCTTCATCGTGCTCGTCTCCGTCATCCCCGGAGGGGATGTGATCGAGCTCTGGGACGAGCGGCAGTGGGCAGATTGTACGTCCGTCCGACGCGATGATGGTGCCCAGCACCACGAACCCAGCCGCGCGCAGCTGCTCCAGCAGATCAGCCGCCTCGATCGGGCCTGGTCGGGACGGCGATATGGTGCTCGCAAGGCAGACGCCGCCCTTGGTCGATCCCGGCCGGCGCAGGTACCCGTCGTGCTCGGCGCGCCGTACCGCGTCCCGCACTGTGGACCGGGACAGGCCCATCGCGTCGGCGATCTTGCCGTAGCTTGGACCAACACCCCATCGCGCCCAGAATTGCTGGACGAAGCTCACGACCATGGTCTTTCGCGACGGCCCCCCGGCCGTCAGCCGGTATTCGCTCTCCACGGATCCCCTCTGCGCCCCCGCGCCGGAACATAGCATGAACCGGCGCCCGGCGCTAAGCGTACCGCATGTCGAGTCGCACTGCCATGCGGGTGTCACGCGAGGCCCTCGTGAAGCGAGCCATGGCCGTGCTCGATGAGGCGATATGGGAAACCTCGAAGTCGCCCGTCAAAGCCGGGCCGGGGCTCTGCCTGGCTCTCGCCTACCTGTACGCCGTCGCTGATCCGCACTGCCCGCTGGGCCGGCCCTCCAGACAGGACTTTGACGACTTCCTCGCCGCTGTGACCGATCGCACATTCACGGACATGGCTGCCAGGGACGGTCGTTTCCGCAGCTCTGAAGCATTGCCGAATTACAATCGCATCGCCCGCCGGGTCGGCTGGGCACCCTGACCGCGGCGGATAGTCCATCCGCCATGGTCGCCGCTTCCCCTCGGACGGAAGCGGGCCGGGCGGGCGATGTACCCGCGCGATACCCGCAGCCGGGGCACCTCAGCGGACGGTCCGGGCTGCCGCCACCATGTCGACAAACCGGCAGGTGCCTTTGACCAAGGCCCCTTCCCGCTC